GGCCAGCTCCTTGAACGGCTCTTCGAGCCGGCGCCGCCACGCCGCGTTCTCGCGGCTGCGCAGCTCGCGGATGGTATGGGTCGCTTCGTTCAATGTAATTTCGACTGTTTTCGGCATCGTATTCCCTCTACACTCTCCAGGACGCGCTCTGAGCGGAGAACGAGCAGAAATCGTGGTCATTTCTCCGCTGTTTCTCCCCAGACGCGCGTAGAGGCGACTCCAGGCCGCCTCTATCTCTTTTTCGACGTCCGGGCCTGACGCTCGCCGCGCCTGAGCCCGAGGGCGTAGGTGTACTTGACCAGCGTGCCCAGCACCAGCATCGAGCTGGCCAGGACGTTGATCGCGCGCCTGTCCTTGCGATCGACGATGCCGCTGGCCATCAACAATTGATACCAGGCCATCACCGCGTCGGCGATGGCCTTGAACTCGCCGTCATCGCCGGGCACGGTCCGGTCGACCTCGTCCGTGCTCAGCCTGCGCAGGACCTTCTGGATCCTGGCCTCCGCCTTTTCCTGTGCGCCCATCATGCCCCTCCCATTCGATCCCGCGTATGCGGGCTAGGTCGTCTCGGATGTCACTCGCTGGAATTTGCAGAATTTCTGTCCCGCGTTCTGGGTCGTGTCGGCCAGGGCCTTGATCTGGATCGGGATCCCGGTATAGTCGGTGTTTTTCTGCGAGAACTCGAGGTTGCCGTTCATCATCGCCGTACCCTTATGTACGAACAGGCGGATCGGTTCCTCGTCTCCGCCCGCCGTGATGAACAGTCCCTCGAAGCCCCACTTTTTCTCGGTCAGGATCGGCTCTCCGCCCAGCCCCGTCTCCTCGTACGCCTTTTGCGCGGCGGCGGCCGGGGTCTCCGTGACCGTGTCCTGGTTCGAGGCCGAGAGCTGCAGGTACGCTGCCGTCAGCTCGCCCAGGACCGTCTCCAGGGTCAGTTTCTCGCGCACGCGCCGGCGCTTGATCGACCCCAGCTCTTCCTCGACCTCGATGTCGAACTCTTCACTGCCATAGGCCATCGCCAGCAGGGCCTTGGTGAATCCGACGCGCACCCAGTTACCGCCCCAGGCGGCCCCATAGGCGACGGTCGTCTCGTCGGGGTTGGCCTCGGCCACCGGCGCGACGTACAGCCGCGCGCCGCTCTTGATTACATTTGCCACGACTGGAATTGCCATCGATACCTCCTTGTAGCGTAGCGGAGATCCCGCCTGATTCGCGGGATGCGGTCGCTACGCGGACCGCACCATCACGTCGAAAAAAGAGAGCACGAACCGCCACTCGGTGTCCGGCTCTTCCAATGGCTGCCCGATCCCGGCTTCCTCGGCGTGGAGCACGCTCGCCCCGCGCCCGCCGTGCAGCGCATCGGCCAGCGCCCGGTAGACCTGGTACGCCTCGACCTCACTCGTACCGTAGCACTTGAACTGCATCGAGGGCACGAGCAGCGCATCCTCGTAGTCCCGCCCGCGATAGGTCCCGGCCCCACCGCGCGTCTTGAACACCACGCACGGCCCATCGCTGCCCGGCGCATAACCAGGCGGGGGCTCATTTCGCCCGGCGAACACGCGCGCCGCAGGCACCAGCGCGGCCAGGCCCTCGTTGGCCAGCAGGAACGTGCGGATCGTGGTGTGCACGTCGATCACAGCACAACCTCCTGGATCGTCCCGCCCGCGACCTCCTGGAGCTGCTCCAGCGCGCGATAGAGGAACGAGTTGGCCATCTCCTGGTAGATCGCGTACTCGGCCGCCGCGTGCACGCCCGCCCGGTGCGGCTCCATCTGGGGCATTGCCGCCAGGGATCTCGGCGCGCTGGCCTGGGCCTGGGCCTCGGCCGCGCTCCGGTGATCGCCGCCCGGGCCGATGCCATACACGCTGTTGAGCATGAACCCGGTATCGATCTGCCCGTTGGTCTGGATATTGACCTTGGCCAGGGCCTCGCACTGGAAGGCGAGCCGGGTCAGCATCTCATCCGTCGCGCCCTCGACGGCGAGGATGACGTCGTTCTCGTACCAGTTGACATTGTCGCTCATCTTTACTCCAGCGGCGCGCCGCTGCCGTCGGCGATCAGCCGCAGGCCCAGCACCAGGCCGCTCGGCCCGCGCTGCACCGGTCCGACGATCTCGAATACCTGCGCGGCCGATAGCGCCTCGCCATATCGCTGCTCGATCCGGATCCGGTCCCGCTCGTCGATGGCCGTCCCGATCGGCAGGCGGAGGCGCGCGTCGATCAGCGGGACGTCCCCGCTGGCCTGCGTCTCGCGCGGCCGGACGTGCTGCAGCCCGCAGATCTGCTCGCCACCGTAGGTCCACAGCGTGCCCGGGCTGGACGTGTCGGGGTTGCCATAGCCGTCCGTGCTTTCCCGGTACGCGCCGATGCGGCACACGTCCTGCATTGCCGAGTCCTGAGTGCCGCGCATCCTGCTCAGCTCGGTGGAAGTAAAGGCTCGCATCAGTCGCCCTCTTCCGGCAGGTTGGCGATCCAGTCGTGCGCGTCTGCGGCAGCCGGCTTGGGATACACGTGCAGCGTATGCGTCGCGGGCGCGCGCCGGGCGCGATAGTGGCTCACCATCCGCATATACTGGTCGAACTTCTTGGAACGGCTGAACGCGCCTCCATCCGCCTGGAAATCAAAGTCCTGGGCCACGACCGCTGCTTTTTCCTGCCAGATCTTGGCCGCCGCCGCGTTCAGGTCGTAGGTCGGGATCCAGTCCTCGTTTTCATCCTGCGTGGGCGGATCTGTGGAGGTATCCCAGATATAGGGCACCTCGCCGCGCTCGTCCAGGAGCGGATAACCCTCGATGTATGCCCGGATCGCCTCGTCCGTGTATGTATCCTCGGTTGGCTCGGCCGCCATCGATCGGACTTCTGCGATCTGCGCCGCCGTCGCTGCCATCGTTCGCTCCTAGAAGCTGATCACGGCGACGCCGGTCGCCAGGTCGGCGTCGGGCGTGCAGGTGACCAGGTCGTCCGCGTCGTTGTATAGCTCGACCGGGAACGGGCCGATCACCCATTCTTCCGACGCAGCCACCGTGGCCGTGCGCGTCACGCTTTGGCCATCCAGCTTCTTCTGGATCGTAAAGGCCAATGCCAGGTCCTCGGCGTCGTTGCTCACGACGAGGACCGTGTGCCCGTCGTTGGGGAATGTAAACCCATCCAGAGTCGTCACGCTCTGCTTGTCCAGCTCTGCCCCGGTGCGATTTGCACTCTGTGCCGTCAATGCTTCTGTGGCCATGCTGCCTCCTCAATCCTCAGAAACCCGGTCTCTCTCGGAAACCGGGTTTCTCGCTTTCGCTACAGGCGGATGTACTCCAGGTACAGACGCCCGACCAGTCCCACAGTCGTCGCCGAACCGGTGAACGTGAGGTACGTAGTCGGCGTCCACACCGCCGGCGCCGTGATGGCCGTCTTGGCCGTGTTCTGCCGCGCGTGACCGTTGTACCAGGATGCGGCGGCGACGCCGTTGACGTCCAGGTCGTCCAGGACATCGGTCCCTTTCGTGGCCGCGGTCGCGCCGATCCCGACGCCCAGGTTTGCCGCTCCGTCGCTCGGCGTGATGAACTGGAACGTCGATTTCGTGATCAGCAGGCTCACGCCTTCCGGGTTGGCGAGAGCGCCGATCCCACCCGCGGCGACCGACGCCACGCCGGTGATATCGATCGTCATCGCACCGCGACCTTCATAGTTCCTCGCGATCGTCATAGTACTAAACCTCCTCTACAGGTTCAAAGCAGACCGAGGGCAGCTCTACTAGACTGCCGGGTTGAGAACAATGCCGAACGTGTTGACGGGAGCGGGATCTGCACTGTAGATGTGCGTTACGACATCTCCCCAGCCCGTAAAGCCAATTGCGCGGCACCGAGCCAGGTCGATAAAGTACGTTCCCTGTGCTCCCGAGATATGAAAGACGTCAGTGAGCGCCTGTGCCCAGTTCACTGACTGATTGTAGAACAAGCAGTCTTCCCAGCTGTTCAGGCCCGCTCCGCCCACTGGCACATTCATATGCACCGAGAACTTCCCTGCCGTCTCCGACTTCGAGCAAAACCGGCAACGGCGGAAGATGTTTTTGGAGCTCGTTGCAGTCATCACCAGCTCTGCGTTGGCGGCTGCCCGTGTGATCGTATCCGTGCCGATGGTGCAATCCTCGAAAAAGTTCTCGTGAGCACCAGTCAGTGTCAGGGAGTACGAACCGGCACGTGCAGCTGGCGTATCGTGTACCATCCCAGCAAAGAAGACATTCTTGAACTCGAGACGATCGCCAGTGATGAGCACCGCTCCGCTATCAACATCAGCATCAGCTTCGTTACCGATCTGCATATTGCGGATGATGCTCCCTTTGCCGCCGAAAGTCATCACAGTGACCAGATCGGCAGCTGCAGTTCCGACAACGCGACAACGCTGACCCACACCTGGAAGATTGTTGCCGAGCCCGATCAGATGGGTAAAGTCCTTGTCCCACGCGATCGATGCGGCAGGGTTGTCTGCAGTGTCTCTGGCCAAGAATAGAACAGTGTCGTGCTGATCGGCAACGCACTTGGCATAGGCAGCCTCCAGCGTCAGTAGAGGCGCGATCCAGCGATCGCCCGGGTTCGAGTCGGACCCTTCCTCGGTATCGACCAGGTAGATGTTGCTATCCGGTCCCGCAGGAATGCCCTGCAGGGCCAGATATTCCTTGATTTGTTTCGGAAAGAGACCCATCGGTTACCTCCTCAAACGAACGCCTATCCCCGATCAGGATTGGGCTAGGCAGTGAGAATGGCGAACGGGCAGCGGGTCGCCGCCACCTGGTTCATCCGGTTGATCGGATTGGGCAGCGCGAATCCGCAGCGCATCACCGCGCGCAAGGCCACCATGTCCTGTTGTGCGAGGTTATAGATGATGCTGCCCGTCGCATCCTGGATCACGGCCTCGGTGAGCACCTTGTAGGTGATGTCCTGCCGCATCGCCCAGACGAGCTGGGTAAAGTCGCCGCTGAGCATCCAGAACTGGGCCGCGTCGATGGACCCGTTGCGCGGGAACAGGATCGGCTCGCCGTCCAGCTCGTAGCGGTTGGCGTCCTGCATCGAGCGGGTAAAGATCGGCATCCCGTCCGTGCTGCGCACGTTGCGTAGTTTGCCGCGCATCGACATGTGCGCCACGTGTCCCGAGGCCATGAACCCATCGGCCTCGATCAGCATCAGCACACCGTCATTGCCCGCCGCGTCCTCGCCCAGGATCGCCTCGTACAGATCCGCGTACCCGGCCGCGCTGGGGTTGTGCGTTGCCGCGATGCAAACCGCGTCCAGTCCCGCTGCGCCCAGGTTCGTGGTCCACGTCGCCGGGATATTCGTGCCGTGGAACACGGCGCCATCGATGCACGCGCCGAACGCCTCGACCAGGTCGGGCTGCACTTCGGCCCAGATGTCGTAATCGGCATCATCTAGTACACTCTCCGGGATCGGCACAATGGCCGCGATCTCTTCGGCGTCGATGTACTTGTTCTCCCAGTTCACCTCGCTGGTCTGCTTGAGACCGACATCGCCGGTCACGAAATAGGCGGTGGCCAGGGCGCTCATCACCGGCAGTCGCTTCTGCGCCCGGCTCATATCCTGCAGCCTGCGTCCCAGGCGCATGGCCGCGCTTTCCTCGCCCACTGCTTTCAGGATCTCGCGGCTGGCCTCTTCTGGAATGAGCGCTGCCGCGTCGGTTCGTGAGATCAAGCTGTTGTAAGGCATTTCTGTACCTCCAAAGATTCGTAGCGCCGCTCTGGCGGCTCGTGTTTTATCCGCGCCCCGCTGCCCGGCGGATGAATGCGTTCATTCCCGCGCCCTTCGGCGGAGCATCCGTCCCTGCCCCCGCGTTGCCCTGCGGCGGTGGGGCCTTTGTGAATAGCTCCGGGAATTGCTGTCTCAGCGCTTCCCAGCTCACCCGCCCGCGCTGGTCGATGGCGCCGATCTCCTGCGCCGCGATCCACGCCAGCCGGGTATTGCTGCATCCGATCTCCGGCTTTGCAGCATCTTCCAGAAAGTCGGCCCGCGCATTCGCTGCCTCGAGCTGCGCCGTCGCCTGCTCGAGCTGCGTGCGGATCTGGCTGCCCGCCTCCAGGTTTTTCGTCGCATCCTTGAGTTGCCTGGCCAGGGTATCCCGCTGCCCTCGCTCGCTCTGCAGCGCACTCCGCAGTCCCTGCGTATGCGTCTCGTACAGCGCGCGCTGTTCTTCCG